TGGACCTCCTTTCGCAGAATACGTTTTTGTTCCAGTGACCCCGTGTAGTACCGCAGTACATAATTTGAAACGCAGCAGGCTATTGTGAAAATGTAACTTTAGCCTGTTCCCCCTTGGAGCAAGCATGCAGATTATTGAAGACAAAGCACTGTTGTTAAAAGTGCGACACCCGGAACGGATCACAGAAGTAATACCAAAAAGTAAAATACTGAACAGCGGCGAGGTGCTGGTCAAGTGGGGGCTGGAGGAAGCGCAGGTGTTGAAGAACCTGCGTATCAAAAATGTGCCGTCACCCATCATGTCGCACTACCACTGGCCCGGGTTGTACAAACCATTCGAGCACCAAAAAGAAACCGCATCGTTCCTGACGTTACACCGCAGGGCGTTCTGCTTCAACGAGCAAGGCACCGGTAAGACAGGCAGTGTGATCTGGGCAGCGGATTATTTGATGTCGCTGGGCTACATACGTAGAGTGCTTGTCCTGTGCCCGCTTTCGGTCATGCAATCCGCTTGGCAAAATGATTTGTTTAAGTTCGCCATGCACCGTACGGTGGGGATTGCCCATAGCCACTCTCGACAAAAAAGAATTGAAGTGGTGTGTGGCGATGCGGAGTTCGTTATCTGTAACTTCGATGGGTTAGACATCATTAAAGACGTGGTGGAAGAAAACGAATTTGATCTTATTGTCGTTGATGAAGCTAACGCGTACAAAACGGTTTCCACAAAACGGTGGAAAGTATTAAATCAAATCCTAGCACCCAGTACATGGGTATGGATGATGACGGGTACTCCCGCTTCGCAGTCTCCAACGGACGCATACGGGCTGGCGCGTATCGTTAACCCATCGTCGGTGCCTAAGTTCTTTGGGTCGTTCCGGGATATGGTAATGCAGAAGGTCACTACCTTTAAGTACGTCCCACGCCCACAGGCAGAAAGCATTGTGCATAACGTACTGCAACCAGCAATTAGATACACCAAAGAAGAATGCCTTGACCTGCCGGAGATGACGTATACCACCCGTAACGTACCGCTTACTCCACAACAGATGAAGTATTACGAGACGCTACGTAAGCACATGGTGGCGGTCGCTGCCGGGGAAGAAATTACGACAGTCAACGCCGCTGCTAATATTAATAAACTTCTACAACTCTCATGTGGCGCGGTGTACTCCGATAGTAAAGAAGTTGTTACCTTTGATGCATCCAATCGCATTGCAGCATTGAAAGAAGTTATCGAAGAAGCTACGCACAAAGTAATTGTATTTGCGCCCTATAAACATAGCATTCATATAATTAGCGAAGAGCTAAAGAAGTCTGGCTACATCTGTGAGGTGATTAGCGGAGACGTATCTGTTGGCAAGCGCACCGAAATCTTTGCAAAATTCCAAACAGAACCTAACCCAAAAGTTCTGGTAATCCAGCCACAAGCGGCCTCGCATGGTGTAACCTTAACTGCTGCCAACGTGATTGTGTACTGGTCGCCCGTCATGAGCGTGGAGACCTACCTGCAAGCTAACGCACGAACCCACCGTGCTGGGCAACGCAACCCTTGTACCGTAGTTCATCTGCAAGGCTCCCCCGTAGAGAAACGTATGTACGCCATGCTGGAGGCGAAGATTGATATTCACTCCCGTGTGGTCGATCTATATAAAAATTTCCTTGATCCTCTTGACAGTGTCAAAGAATAGTTCTAATCTGTAGCCGTAGTTACCCTTGGAGATCAACATGACTGAAGAAGCACTAGCAGAGGTGCCTGTCATCCCAACTGACAAGCTGGTGAAAGCGTACATCAAGATACGTGATGCCCGTAAGACGTTGGCTGACAAGTACGAGAAAGAAGACGCTGACCTCAAAGAGTCGCTGGAAACAATTGAAAGCCAGCTTCTCGAAGCATGCAAAGTGGTTGGCAGTGATAGCTTACGAACACCATTCGGTACGGTCAGTCGCCGTGTAGCAAAGCGGTTCTGGACAAACGATTGGCATTCGTTCCACGAGTTCTTGAAGGAGCACGAAGCCTTGGAGTTACTGGAGAAGCGAATCTCGCAATCCAACATGGCTACGTTTCTTGAAGAAAACCCTGACCTGCATCCGCCGGGTCTAAATGTTGACAGCCGTTACGCGGTTGTTGTTCGTCGTAAATAAGGAGAAAGACAATGAGCGAACTTGCTCTATTTAATCAGAATCTTCCCGCACACTTGCGCAACGCGGGGATGGATGAAACAACCAAAGCCTTGATGGGTAGTGGCGGCGGTGGCAGTAAGCGCATCTCTATCGAGGGCGGCGTGTGGCGCATGATGGTCAACGGCAAGGAAGTTGCACAGAACGAAGACCGTGCAATGAATGTAGTCATCGTTGCGGCTGCACAAAAAGTCTCGCGTATCTTCTACGCAGGCACCTACAAGAAAGGCGTTATCAGCGCCCCAGATTGCTGGTCACCTGACGGCGAGGTGCCAGATGCCAAAGCTAAGAACCCACAAGGCAAGTCGTGCGCTACCTGCCCACAGAACGTAAAAGGTTCGGGTACAGGTGATACACGTGCATGCCGCTTCCAGCAGCGTTTGGCTGTGGTGTTGGAGAACGATGTTGCTGGTGATGTGTACCAGCTTGCGCTGCCATCCACGTCGATCTTTGGTGCAGGCGAGAACGGTAAGTGGCCTCTGCAAACCTACGCCAAGATGATTGCAAGCAAGGGTGTGCCTATTACGTCCGTCGTAACAGAGATGCGCTTCGACACTAGCAGCTCGACACCGAAGCTAACATTCAAGCCGGTACGTTATCTGGAGACAGATGATTTCAATACCGCACTGGAGCAGGGTAAGTCACCCGCAGCTATCAGCGCAATCACCATGACTGTCGCACAGACCGATGGTGTTAAGGATGACGGCGAGGAGTTCGAGCAGAAAGCACCCGCTGCAAAAGTTGAAGCAGCCCCAGAAGTACCAGAGCCTACTAAACGTGCAAGCAAGAAGGAGGAAGCCCCAGCACCAAAGAAGGACGTAAGCAAAATCCTCGAAGAGTGGGATGATGAGTAACGGGTACGCATCCCGGTTCATTAAGACTGTGAATTCAGCGGACACCAACAAGCTTGGTGTCCAGCTTGGCAACCTGTGCATAGAAAACGACATACCAGCACAGGATGTGGCGGACCACTTTGGAGTTACACGCGCCACCATATACAACTGGTTCAAGGGGGTGACTAACATTCCGCCCACGTATCAGGAAGAAGTTGCCAAGGTTGTGAAAGTGCTGCTGGATAAACGGAAATAGTGCAGGTTTGGGGGGCTAGGGCGCGCACCCGAAAAGGGTAGTTGCCGTCACTATCCTTGCCCACCCATTTTTAAAAGACGGCTTGGGGCGGCTATGCTTACGAGGACAGACTTCCTGTCTTTAGTTTTACCACCTATGGGGCACTATTGCATAGTGGGACGAAAGAAGGATGCAAAACCAAAACAAATATTCGTGTCGTCAGTAGAGGAGATCGATCTCTATGCGGATGCGCTGGTGCATAAAGGGTACGACGCGTACTTTGCACTTGCTTCGTTTACTGAAGATGCGGGACGAACTGCTGCCAATGCAGCACAACTAAATTCTTTTTTTCTCGATCTCGATTGCGGTCTTGGTAAGCCCTATGCTGACCAAGCGGATGGTATTGCTGCGCTTAAATCATTCGTGAAAAAAGTTGGCATGCCGAAGCCGACTGCGATTGTGAACTCCGGACGTGGAGTGCATGCGTACTGGGTGGTAGAGCAGCCGGTTGAGAAAGCCGAGTGGCGTGGGTTAGCGGAGGGTCTCAAGGCACTGTGCACGGCGCACAACCTGCATGCTGATCCAGCAGTCACCGCTGACGTTGCGCGTATCTTGCGTATACCGAACACACTGAACTTTAAGAACCCGGATGATCCGTCACCCGTGAAGCTTGTCATGGCTGGGTCTCGCGTAGGTATAGAGGCACTGCGCGATAAGTTCGTGACGAATGAACTGCACATCCCCGGCGAGAAACCGTTTCAGCGGGAGATGGACCCAACCACGCTGGCACTGTTGGGCAACTATCAGTCCAAGTTCAAGACCATCCTGATTAAATCTGTACAGGGAGAAGGCTGTGCTCAGATCGCCCATATTTATCAAAATCAGGACTCCGTCGAGGAGCCTCTATGGAGAGCGGGTCTTT